CGCGAGCGGTACCGGCGGTTCTGCCCGCTCCAGAAGGACCCAAAACCGCCGCCTCACCGCCGCCCCCACGGCCCCCTGCCACCCTTCCGCATTCCGCCAAACCTCGCGCCAGCTGGCGCGCGACGGCCTCCCCTTGCCAAATCGGATCGACCGTCACCACTTCGAGCGCGCCCCGATCGATCCGTCCCACCATAACCACACGTCTCGCCATTGTTCTCACCTGTAACCATGCCGCTGTAATAACTCTAAAGCCTCGCCGGCTCCGCGGCAACGTACCGCGATCCAACCCAACGCCGCGAAGTGCAACAACCATGACCATTGGGCGGGGGTTGTTGTCGAGTTTTTCACCCGCTTCATTTCGATCGCGATCCCCTGGTAGCCGGTCGGCGTAAGTCCGGGAATCAACAAATCAGAAACACCGGACGACGCGCCGGCCCGGGCCAGCCGTGCCCACTGGCCAGCGCGCGCGCCTCGGCTCCCACGGAACCGCCGCTCGTTGGGTACGGCGAACACCCGCCGACCATACCGAGGCAGCACCGCCCGACAGTAGGTCACCACGTCGCACTGTTCGTCGTACTCCGATCGCACCGCTAACCCCTGCGAGTTTCTCGACCGCGTAAACACTGGCCCGAACGCCCTTCCTTACCTGAGAGGCGCCACCGCTGCGAGTTTTTCGACCGCTTAAACACTGGCCGAAACGCCCTTTTGCGAGTTTTTTGCGGGTTTTTCGGACCAAAACCAGGAAAAACCCGCACCCCTAACCAGTTGCCTTTGTTGGACTATTCGGAGATCTGCGAGTTTTGCGAGTTTTTTTCTCACCTTTATACGTATGTGGACATACATACACACATACACACGCGCACACCCACACGATCTGGCGGGGTGCGAAAAACCCGCAAAACTCGCAGATCTCCGCAAACCCGCACAGATGGCGGCCGCGAAGGTGCGGGTTTTTCCTTTGAGAAACCCGCAGAAACCCGCGAGAAACCCGCAACCTTGACAGTTAGGCGTTTCTGCCGACAAGATGCCCCTTGCGCGCGCGCGATGGTGGAGGGGGGGTTTTTTCAATTCCCGCGAACCGTGTCGGCCTCGCGCGCGCGCGAGGGCTCGACGGTTTCAACACGCCACGTCGCGCCGGTTCGATCCGGTGTACCGCGAACGAGCCGCCGCCCGCCGAATATCCGGCCCAACAATCGCCGAAGCGCCCAGCCCAGGCGGCGCGCGTTAATTTCGCCGCGTTTGTCGCCTGCAAGCTCGATGCACGATTCGCGCAACCGATCGACGGCGTCTTCTGCGTCCGCGTTACCTGTCAGCGCGGCGCTATGGCTCAGCGCCATGCGATCGATCATCGCCCGCACGGTGGTGTCGGAATCGCCGAACACGTCGCCCAACGCGTTGACGATCCCACCCTGCGCCTCGACCGTAAGATCGGCGTGTTGTCGTAGCGCGTGTTGCGTGGCGACTGGATCAGGCACGCCGGCCCATACCAACGGCGCGCGGATCATGCTCGACCACGCGCCGAACCCGCCGAACGCCGGGAGCTCGAGATCTGGCCGTCCGGCGCTCACATAGGCCCGGATGATCGTTAGAGCGGCCGCGGTATACATGCCGCGCCTGGTGCCGCTAACGTGCCCCACCAAATCGGGGTAGCGAAACCCGTCGAGAAGCTCCGGCCGCTCGACGTTGGGCGCCAGGTAGCACCGCAGACACCGCCTTACCAGATCGCCCCGGACGTGTATGTTGTTGCCCGTCGCGAGCCAGGTTGACCGGTTGCGGACGCTACACATAGACGATTGGCCGAGGCGGCGCCCTTGCCATATGTCGGCGGTTAGCGCGGCGTCGATGGCGGCGCCGCCTAGCGGACGATCGACGTTATCGATCAGAATCACCGGCGTTGACGACAGCAAGAGCGCCGTTACGCGTTTTTCGGTCTCTTCGGGGCCGGTCTGGACCATGACAGCGGCGCCGCGTCCGGTTGCCAGGGTGGCGATTACGTGAGCAAGCAGTCCCTTTCCCGATCCCGGCGTCGTCGCGTCGAGCAGGAATAGCGGCGCGGGACCGTCGATCCCGGGACGCGCGATCGCGGTCAAAATTGCGGCCAGCACAACGGCCGCGTGTTCTGGCTCTTGAAACGGGAAATCGGTCAACAATTCTCGCAACGTAGCGACGGCGCGGCGCGCGTCGTCGAGGCTCGGGCGCTCCGCTACGGGCGGCCACACGAAACCGGCGGCCGGCGCGAACACAACACCGGTGGCGGCGTCGTATCCGGGGACGTCGAGCACCGATCCGTCTGGCCGTAGCGTCGGCGTCTCCGTCACACCCTGCAACGTGCGGACGCCGGACCACCCGCCGCGCTGGCGTAGCTCCCGCGCGACGTCGAGCGGGACGTCCGCGGGCGCCTCGACGGGATCTCCGTCCTTTGATTTGCGGATCCGAACCCAAGCGGCCGCCCTCCCTAGCAAACCGCGGATCGCTTGATCTCCCAACGGATGGATCCGGGGTTGTTCGGCCGTCCCCTGCTGGGGTTGGGCGGATCTAACGACGGCGACGAGCTCCCCGGATCGGTCGTAAACGTCGGGAGCCTCGGCGATGAGCTCACCGGCCCGATCGAACAGGTACGGCAGGCCGCCGGGCCGGATGACTACCACCTCCAACCCGGCGCGCTCGGCGGCGACGGGATCGGCCTCGTAGCGTCCGACCGATCGCGCGATCCGCTCGAAATCGCGCAACGTATGGCCCGGTCTGCCGTCGGCGGGTTTTTCGGCGCGGCGTTCGTAGGCGTAGGCTAGCGCGTCGACGATCATCGTTTCGGGCGCGCCTTCTCGTCGCATTGTCCCGGCGTAGCTCGTTAGTGTCCGATCAATCGATCCCATGGGGATCACGTCGGGGAGCTCGAAGCGGCCGCCGATCGATACGTCGTCCATAGGCGCCAGCGGATCGGGTGGATCCGCGCCCGCCTCGGTTGTCGTGTCGGGTAGACGTCCGAGGCGGGCGAGATCCGCGGGTCGTTGCTGTGCCACACCATCCCGCTGAACGAACGGTAGACGGTAGCACCGTTGCCAGTCAACCAGCGGATCCACACCACAAACGCCCAACGCCGCCAACCGCTGGCGCAATGTCCGCAGCGTCGCGAGATAGATCTCGCGCGGCGTGGCCGGCTCGAGCAGCCATAACAGCCGGAGGCCGCCCCGTGTGGCGTACCATCCGACGGCGGCCCATAACGCCGGATCTACTTGGAGCGCCGTTAGTTGTTCGGCGCTCCACGACTCGACGGCGCCCGCTCTCGCTCCATCGCCGTGGTTTGGCGCGTCCAGATCGACGGCGATCAAGTCGAACACGACATCGCGGCCGGCTCTCTGGAGCTCTACCAGGCCGCCCGCGTTGATCCGCGGGATCGCGTCGAGCCCGTCGACACGATACGCCACGAAATGAGCGTCCGTGGTGTATCGGCGCCTTAGCGCCGTTAGAGCGTCGACGACCGGGAAACGCTCCGGCGCGTTGCCGTCGCTGGTGATAGGCGGATCGGACCCGCGATCCCAACCGGGCCGGAATTTATCCGGCCACACAATGATCTTAGACAACCCGACACCCCGCATTGAAGCGCCGCCCGCCAGGTGGACCTTTGTTGACGTACATAGATCCGGGCGTTGCCGACCATCGGCGGCGGCGCCTCGATACGGTCGGCCCTATGGCGGCCTTTTGTCAACGGCGGCCCCTTGGAAGATCTCTGGAAGATCTCTGGAAAACACCGGGGACGGTTGACAACGCAAAATTTCACGTGTTTCGTCGTGTCGTCGGGAAACGAGACTTGCCAAAAAAGGAGCCGGGGACATGTCACGAAACAACGCACGCCGGGGCGGCCCTCCGCCGGACGTCAACGGATGGCACGAGATCCGCGACGTGTTGCGCGACGCCCGGGAGACTCACGGTTTAGGCTACACCGATTTAGCGCGGTTAATGCTTGAGCCTCGCCCTAATGCGCGACGGCTTAACGCGCGACGGCAAGCGGTGTGGCACCTCGAGAACAGACCCGGCCACAAAGGGCCATGGGCATCGACGATTGAGGATTACTGCACCGCCCTAAACATTTCCGTAACATTTGACGGGGTTACGGCTCGTTGGCGTTGGGGCCACGAGTGAGTACTTATCTTCAATTTCTGGATTCGAAACGGCTAGAAACCACGGCCACCGGCATGCCGCCGCCTCAGCTGCACCCGGAGCTTTACCCCTTCCAGCGCGAGTCGGTACGTTGGGCGCTGCGGCAGGGTAAAAGCGCGCTGTTTTTCGACTGTGGGTTAGGTAAAACGTTCATGCAAATTGCATGGGCGCATGCTGTAACGCGCCATGTGGACCGCCCCGTGTTGATCTTGGCGCCTCTCGCGGTAAGCCTGCAAACCAGGGCAGAAGGAGAGCGTTTCAACCTACCCGTGGCCGTCGTGAAGAGTCGATCGGACGTCCCAGCGGGCCCAGGTGTCTACGTAACGAACTACGAACGTCTTGAGAAGTTCGACGCGGGCGCTTTCGGCGGCGTAGTGCTGGACGAGTCAAGCATCCTGAAGTCGTACATGGGCAAGACTAAAAGAGCGTTGATGGAGGCGTTTCGCCGCACGCCTTTCAAGCTGTGTTGTACGGCGACGCCTGCGCCTAATGACCACCTCGAGCTTGGTAACCACTGTGAGTTCTTAGACGTTATGACGTCGCACGAAATGTTGGCGCGGTGGTTTGTTAACGATCTAGAGACGTTCGGAACGTACCGACTAAAGGGTCACGCCGAGATTTCCTACTGGGATTGGATGGCCAGCTGGTCGCGCGCTGCCGCGACGCCCTCGGATCTAGGTTACAGCGACGGCGGGTATATACTGCCAGATCTTACCGTCACGCCCGTTTTGGTGGACGTCGATTTATCGTTGGACCGGGCCGCGGGGCAGTTGTTTCGGATGCCCGAAATGTCGGCGACGGCCATCCACAAAGAGCGCCGCCGCACTGCCGACGCTCGCGCGCGAGCTGTGGCGGAGCTTATAGCGGCCGAGCCCGACGAGTCTTGGCTCGTTTGGGTAGATACTAACTACGAAGCTGCGGCCCTGCGCCCTCTCGTGCCTGGCGTCGTCGAGGTGTCGGGGAGCGACACCCTCAAAACGAAAGAACAACGGCTGCTAGGGTTTTCGCACGGCGAAATCGGAACCCTCATGACAAAGCCTAAAATCGCGGGCTTCGGTCTCAACTGGCAACACTGCGCCAGGGTAGCATTCCTAGGCCCGACCTTCAGTTATGAGTCATACTATCAGGCCGTCCGTCGTGTGTGGCGGTTCGGGCAGGCGCGCCCCGTCCAGGTATACGTCGCGATGGCCCCCACGGAGCGCCATGTATACGACATCATGCGCTCTAAAGCGGCCGGTCACATAGCAATGCAACAAGGCATGCGCGGCGCCATGCGTCGCGCCCAGGCGGAAAGCTCGCCTATGAAAACGTACACACCTAACCGTACCGCGGAGCCCCCGTCATGGCTGGCATAGACTGCATAGACGCGCACACCGGGCCTAACTGGGCGTTGTATCAAGGCGACTGTGTCGACGTCGTGCGACAACTGCCGTCGGATTGCGTCGACGTCGCCGTATTTTCGCCACCCTTCGCGGGGCTCTACACGTACAGCGACAGCGAACGGGACATGGGTAACTGCGTCGACGACGCCGAATTTATGCGGCACTACGCTTTTTTAGCCGCCGAACTGCATCGGGTGCTACGTCCGGGCCGATTGGCCCTCGTCCACTGCAAGGATCTCGTCAATTACAAGGGGCGCGACGGGATGGCCGGTCTTAGGGATTTCCCAGGCGAGTTAATCCGAGCACACACTGCGGCGGGTTTTGCGTACCATTCCAGGGTGACGGTCTGGAAATGCCCCGTAACCGAAATGCAACGCACCAAGAGCCACGGGCTACTGTACAAACAGCTGCGGAAGGACTCGACGTTTAGCAGGCAGGGGTTGGCTGAATACGTCCTCGGTTTTCGGAAGTGGGCCGCTCCCGGGTCCGAAGGCGACGTCGTCCCTGTCACCCACACCAAAAGCGACTTTGACCTGAAACGTTGGCAGAAATGGGCGTCGCCCGTTTGGATGGACATCCAGCAAACGAACACGTTGAACGCGAAAATAGCGACGGAATCCCGCGACGAAAAGCACATGTGCCCGCTACAGCTGGACCTCATAGAGCGCTGCGTCGAGTTGTGGTCCAATCCCGGAGAGGTGCTGCTATCCCCGTTCGCCGGTGTCGGCAGCGAAGGCGTTGTAGCGCTCCAAACGGGCCGCCGGTTTGTCGGCGTCGAGCTTAAGGGCAGCTATTTCTCGCGCGCGGCTCGCTATCTTGCCGGCGCGACTGCTCGCCAAGGCGGGCTATTCTCATGAAGGTGATCGCTGGACACTGGGAAACCGCGCTGATCGACGTCGATCCCGACGCGGTGATCTGTGACATCCCCTACAGTCGGCGGACGGTGGACGGTTACGGGTCCGTTTCGAGCTCCGGTTTCGCGACGCGCGGGATCGGGGACTATGACGGTTGGGATCTTGCCGAGGCCGAAAGCTTCGCGGTCCATTGGGCGGCGCGCGTCCGGCGTTGGTTTGTGATGTTCGGATCGCACGATCAAGTTTTCGGCGCCGGTCGGCGTCTTGAAGAGATCTCGGAGCTCTACACGTTCCCGCCGATCGTATGGATTAAAAGCCGGCCGACGCCGCGCCTGTATGCCGACGGGCCATCGATGGCCGCCGAGTTCATCTTGGTATCGCGAAAGCGTCGACGGTTGGATCGTGCGGAGAAACGACACCGGCCCGGCGCTTATTTAGGCGACAAAGTGCCGACAAAACAACGTCACGGGATCGTGGGACAAAAGCCGCTTTGGCTTATGCGTGCCGTGGTCCGTGACTACTCCGAGCCGGGAGATCTCGTCGTTGATCCGACGGCGGGGACAGGCTCGACGATCGTTGCGGCGCTAATGGAAGGGCGCCGCGCCGTCGGCGCCGAAATCAACCCGGATCGGGCCGCTCTAGCGAACGAGCGCGCCCGCACACGCCAAAACGTTTTGATCTAAAGGACCCCCAATGGACACAACAGAACGACAAGAGATTATGACCCGTTGCTCAACGGCGCTTCAATCCGTCACCGGCACGATCTCGGCCATCGACACCCGATCGGCCAACGCGCTCGGCCTGGCTCGCGACGTGCTAGGCGCGACGCTAAGACTCGCGACGGCAAACGACGACGTCGAGATCGTGATCGACGACGGCGCCGTACAAATGACAGACGACGGGCTCCGCATTCTGGGCGTCCTATCGATCGACGGTGTCGAGGTGCGATTGAACGCCGCGAACGCCGACCAGGCCCGGATCGCCGAGGCCGTGCAATCGTGGCAAATGGCCGTCCGGACAATCCAAGCGGCCGCCGAAGCGATCCGGCCGCATAACCCCAGCGCGTTAGCGGCCTACGGACGATCAATCACCGACCAAGCGCTCCGCGCCAACGAAACCGCGGAGCGGATCGAAGCCCTCCGAACCGAGACGGGCGTCTTTGAGGCGGCCGCGACCTTCCTCGACGTGTTCGACGGTTGGGCTCACGGGGATCGGTGAATGACTGAGATCTTCCCCGTCGCGCTGTCGTTGGTGATCGTGATCGGCGCGTGTTGGTGGTTTCTGGATTGGCTCCACGATCGCGTCGAGCCCGACACCCGATCCGATAAATGCCCCCATTGCGGAGCGGTGATCGTCGTGCCGTACCGCGCCGAGGTGCGGAAATACCAGGCCCGCCCCTGGATCGATCCCGATCTCGAGTGTCAATTCTGCGGCGTGCTAATCACGCTCCACGTCGGGCCGGTCGAGCCGTGACGTGGACCCATGCCGGAGCCTCTCAGGGCCGCGCCTACCTCCGCTGTGCGTCCCGTTGGTGGTTCGAATACGTCGCCGGGATCAAACCTCCCGCGACCGACGCGCTACGGTTCGGGCGGATTGTCCACGCCATCGTTGAGCGGTGTCTGCGAGATCGCGTCCCGGTCGAGTCGGTCGCCCGCGTGCACCTCGACGGCGACGATCACGACGTCGCGCCGCCTCATCTAACGGTCGCCGCGCGCCTGGTCGCCGCGACACCGCCGGGCGACTACACCGCCAGCGATGTCGAGCAACGCTTTTCGGATCTCCAATTGGCGGCGCCGGTCGAGCTGCGCGGGACGATCGACGCGATCACCATCGACCCCGACGGCGCGTTACATGTCATCGATCACAAAACGACGGCCGGCCTCGACTGGGCACCGACGGCGACGGAGATCCCGACGCATTTTCAGGCGCTGCTATACGTCGCCCACATTGCGCGCGCCCGCCAACACGTTGGGCCGGTTCGGTTTTCGTTCAATGTGGCCGAAAAACGCCACCCCTATCGCGCCGAGGTACGATCGCACCTATTCAGCGCGGCCGACGTCGCCGAGGCCGCCTCGTTCGTCGCGGATACGGCGCGCGCAATGGCCGAGGCCGCCGCGCTACCCGTCGAGCGCGTCGCCTATAACCTCGACGCGTGCCGAGACTACACCAGCGCCAAAAACCCCGACGGATGTCCGTTTCGCCAGCGTTGTGCCCAGCTAGGGCGGCCAACCAAGGGCGCATTGTCCACCGTTTACGCCATAGGCAAGGATCCCGAAATGCCCGATCAGCTCACCGCCCTACTAGCGGCGCCACCAACCCGAAGCGGCCGCCAAACCAAACGGAACCGCGTGATCTCTCAGATATTGGAGATCGATCCCACGATCGCGCGCGCTCAGCTCGACGAGCTCGACGACGTCGACACGGCGCTGAAGGGCGTCGAGCGCGAACGGCGACACCTAACACACGAGATCGCGACGCTGAGCGGTGGCGCTACCGAGCCGGAGCGGGCGGCGTGGCTGTCGTCGACGTTGGGCGAGCTCCGAGAAATCCGCGACGGTATCGCGCGGCCGCGCGATTTGCGCGCGATGACGCGCGACGAGATCGTCGCCGAGATCCGCCAATCGCAAGATCTGAGCGATGGCGACATCGCGCCGTATTCGGACGATCAGTTGCGGACGGCGCTCGGCCAGTTGCGATCGGAGGCGGCGACGGCAGACCACGCGATCAACGCGCCCGAAGCGATCGCGGCCGATCTAGATCTCGACGCCGTCGAGCAAACCGCGCCGAAAAAACGCGGACGCAAACCGACGGCGCCGACGATCACGGTGGACGGTGAGACTCACAAGCTAAGCCGCGCAAAGCGCGCCGAACTGTTCGCCTGGCTCCGATCTCGAAATGTCGAGCCGCCAAGCGGTCGCGGGTGTGTGACTCGAGCTCGCGAGATCATCGCCGGTATGTTGGCCGGTGAGCCCGCGCCGCCCGAACAAGCCACGATCGCGCCTGCCCCGGTGGAGCCCGCCCCGGTGGAGCCCGCCTCGGTGGAGCCTGCCCCGGTGGTCCCGGTGGAGCCTGCCCCGGTGGAGTTGATCGGGCCAGCGGCGGCCCAAACCGATCTCGATACCGTCCTGGACGAGATCGCCGCGCGACGGGCTCAGTTAGGGATCGGCGATTGGGCGTTCGCGCGGCCGGGTAACAGCCTGGCAGCGACCGATGCGAACATCCGCGCAGCGGTCGAGCACGTCGACGAGCTCCGCGAACGTTGCGACGCGATCGGCCATCCCGCGGCGGCCGAAGCGATCGAACAACCGATCGACCCGATCGACGGGAGCACCGCAGCGCTCACGGCCTCCTCCTCTTTCTCGCGTATCCCCGGCTTCGATCTCTTCGTTAATTGCCGGCCAGATAGCGGCGTCTCACGCGATCTCGATCGGTTGGTAGAACGGTTCGGCGCGGCGCTGGCCGAACGTGGCCAGGCGCCGCATTATCTGGCGCTCGAGTACAACAAAGGGCCGCGCCAAGTGGCGGCGATGGTCGCCGGCGCGCTAGCGGGCGATCGGGTATCGTTGGCCGGCGCCGTCTATGTGACGACACGGACGGCCACCGGCCAGGCATTGATCGACGTACTAACACCGCTCGCGCGGGAAATTGTCAGAGGTGATTCATGATAGAGTTTAAGCGTGCAAAAACAGGCGGCCTTCGTGGCCTCTCCGTCTACCGCGCCGAAATCCCCGAAGGCGGCGTGATCTACATGATCGAGACGGGCGGCGGCGTCGCCGCGGTCCACGTCGCCGGGCCGCCGGCCTCGCTCGAGTCGGTCGTCGCGATGAAGATCGCCGAGGCCGCCGCGGCCAACGAGACGCCGCCGCCTATCGCGGAGCCGCCGAAGAAGGCGCCGAAAAAGAAGGCGCCGAAAAAGAAGGCGTCGAAGTGAGGCGCCCGCGCGCGCTTTGCGCGATCGCGGCGGCGTTGGGAGCGCTGGTCGGGCTGTTGATCTCGGAGGCGGCGCACGCCGATCCCGCGATCAACAGCTGTCCGAACCGTTACGCCCGCGACGTACCGCGCGACGTGATCGCCGCGCTATGGCGGATCGACCGCGAGATCCTACCGCCGACCGCGCGCGGCCTGGTACTAGCGGCCGCCTGTAACGAGTCGGGTTACCGCGCCGCCGGCAAATGCGGCGACGGTGGCCGCTCTTGCGGGATGTTCCAATTTATGCGTTGGACGATCCCGGCGTTGCGCCGCTTGGGCGCCAAGGGGCCAGATCCCCGGCTCGATTGGCGCGCGGCCGCGCGGTTTTATGCGGCGCACGTCGCGCGGCAAGCGCCGCGCGTGCGTCGGTATTGCCGCGGCCGCCGCGGATACGCCACCCGCGCCGCTATGGTTTGGGCATCGGCGGTCCAAACGGCGACACGGGCGCCCAAGTGCGCCGCGCGCAACGTGGCCGGGCGTTGTATCCGGCGCGTCCCGCGTTGCGCCCGTCGCGGATCCCGCTTCGAAACGCTCCACTGGCAACGGTTGCGGGCCTGGCGGAAATGAGAGAGGCGCGGCGGATCATAGCGGCGCCGACGGCGACCGCGGCGGACTATGACGCGGCGCTAGACGGGCACCGCCTCGAGACGGGCGACGGCGTGTTAAGACCCGTCCAGCGGCAAGCGCTCGGCGCGTTCCGGCTATTCGGCGGCGTCGCCATGCAAGCGGGGTGCGGTGACGGAAAAACCCTGGTCGGCGCGTTGGCGCCGGTCGTTATGGGCTCGGTGCGGCCGTTGATCCTAGTCCCCGGAAAACTACGATCGGAGTTCTGGCGCCAGTGTGAGATCTATCGGCGCCTTGGTTTCGCGGTCCCCGATAACCTCGAGGTGAGAAGCCACGACGAGATCAGCCGTCGGCCGACCTGGCTGGACGAATACGCGCCCGATCTAATCTGGATCGACGAGGCGCACGCCTACAGACGGCCGGAGGCCGCGCGGACGCGTCGCCTGTTGCGCTATCTCGACGCCAACCCGACGCAGCCCAACGGCGGCCGGATCGCGTTCGGCGTCGCGTCGGGCACGTTGGCCTCGTCGTCGGTGTTGGATTTCGCGCACCTATTGACACACGCGCTCGGCGATCGGTGTCCTGTACCGCGGCGGACCGGTCAAGCGGTGTCCGGGGAGCTCGGGCGATGGTCTCGTGTGCTCGACGTCGACGGCCGTCCGGCGCTGCTAGACTGGCAGCGGTTCGGGCCGCTGATTTGGTCGACGACGCCGGAGGCCGCGCCCGCCTATTACAGCGGGAACACACAACAAAAGCGACACGCCGCGCGGCGCGCCTATGCCAAGCGGCGCGAAACGACCGCCGGCCTGGTGTGTAGCGCCTCCGAATCGGTCGCCGCGTCCCTGGTGATCTACGTCAGCGAGCAACCCGCGCCGCCGCCCGAAGTCGCGGCCGCGCTCGACGCGATCAAACGCGGCGAGCGCCCCGACGGCGAGGTGTTGGTAAGCGACGCCGATCGATGGCGCGCAGCACAACACGCCTCGATCGGTTGTGTGTACCGTTGGGCCTGGGAGCGGACGCCGTTAGGTCGGCCGGATCTCGATTGGTTGAGCGCCCGCCGGATTTGGGCGCGCAAGATCCGATCGGAGCTCGAGCACCGCGCCGGTCCGAACTACGATTCGCCGGGCCAAATCGCCGCCGCCGTTGAGGCGGACCTTGTAGATCGCCACAACGGCCGCGCGTTTCGACTGCGACACCTCCACGACGCGTACACACGATGGTTCGCCGTCCGCGATCGCTACCGCGCCGCGGATCTACTCGATCACGTTTGGATCTCTCGGTGGTACGTCGACCACGTCGCAGACCAGGCCCGCGCCGACGGCCGCCCCGTCGTGATCTGGTATGAGTCGGATGCGATGGCCGAGGCCTTGGCGGATCGCGGGATCCCGGTGTTCGGCGCTGGCGACGAGGCGCCGGACACCGCGATCACCTGCGCTCTGTCGCGTCGGCGGTTCGGTACAGGCGCGAACCTCCAAGATCGTTGGAGCGTCGCCCATTTCGCGGAATTCCCGCCATCGGCCGAAGCAGCCGAGCAAACGCTCGCGCGCCTTCACCGGCCCGGCCAATCGGCCCCGGTTGTCGAGGCGCGGATCTACTGCCACACCGCGCCGTTTCGGCGCAATTTAGATCGCGCCCGTGACAAGGCGCGGTTTTTAGACGAAGTGCAAGGCCGACAACGGTTGTCGGTCGTGCCGATCGTGCCCATGACGACATGACAACGAAAAGGACAACCCCCATGGATAGAAACGCCCTACAATCCGCGCTCGAAGCGCAGCTGGCCGGGATGGACCGCGCCGAGGTACACGGACACTCCCGAAATTTCGAACCGGGCGACGGCCGCGTCAAATGGATCGACGTCGAGCTGGTCAACGGTCAGCGCACGATGTTTATTGTTACGTGTGAGGTCGTGTGGTTTCGTGGCGGTTTGCAGATCCTCGACGCTAGCGAGCCCCACAAAACGGCCCGACTCCCCGACGATCACTATCGCCCCGGCGACGCGGTCGCCTTCAAGGTAAATCTTGGTTGGGCCAACAACGCCGCGTTCCCTCACATTAAGGCTTGGACCTGGGCACTGTTACAGCGCGACGCCGCGCGCGCCGGACGAGACCCGGCCGCGGTCAAACAAGACACCGCGACGCGGGCCAAGTTGGCGGAGGTTATGGCGAACTTCGACCGCTATAGCGGTCTCGAGTGCGACTTTCGCGCGGAGCATACAACGACGCGATCGGGCGGGCTGTTCACCCGCGTTACGTGGCTGCCTCTCCGCAACGCGCAACCGTCGCCGGTCGTCGCGGTGCCTAGCGCGCCCGCTGCGGCGTCCGACAACCCCTTGGCGGCCCTGATAGCGGCGGCGCCGTCCGGACCGTCTAGGGAGGCCAAGATCGCCGCTCTGCGCGATTACGATCCGTCGTTTGCGTCGGTTGATTTCAGCCAGCTAAGCGACGACAAGATCAACGCCGCTTATAGCGCCGTCCCTCCGTTCTAAAAACGACGGCTCCCGGTGTGCGTGGCCGTCGGCCTCGGCGCTCGATACGACTGGCAAGTCCGATCGGGCGCCGAGGTTTTTTTTATCCGCCCTCCCAAACAACGAGCCGCCCGGCGCCGTCTCGTGTTGTTTTCGCGCCCTTGTACCATCGGCGCATAAGCGCCGGCTCCACGACGATCGGCACGTCGGGGCAGTTGGCCGCCGCGGTGTCGTGCATCACAGCGGCCAACCGCTCGGCCGCCTCGTGCGCGCGGTGTTCTGGCACCTCGGCGATGATCTCATCATGCGGGACAATCACCGGCCGACACCCCGAAAACGGGCCGCCGGTCGTGTTGTACGCCTCCCGCGACAACACGAACCAGGCGTCTTTGACCCACTGCGCCACCCGGTTTTGAAAATAGTGGTTAGCGCCGTCGGCCGCTCCCACCGATCCCCGGATCAGCCCGTCGCCGGTGGACACCGCACGGAACCCGGAGCCGCCTGTCCGGCGCAAATCGGCCAACACGCGATCGAAATAGTGCGGTACCTCCGGCCACGTCTCGCGCCACACCGCGAGCAAACGATCGGCGACAACGACCGGACCGCCCTCGAGACGGCCGCCGAGTGTGAGATCGAACCTGTCGGCCTCGCACGTTTTCAGAAACGTTGCGGCTCCCATCATGCCCAGGCAACCGAAATTGATCCGCTTGGCCAGCTGGCGAACGGAGTCGAACGACGGATCGTCGGACGTACGCCGGGCGATCGCGTCGTCGTCCCCGATCCCTAAGATCCGCGCCGCATACCGGGAATGGAGATCCAGCGCCGGGCGCCCGGCGGCGACGGCGGCGGCCTCGGCCTGTAGCGCGTCTGCCATGGCGGACGCGCCGAACCATTCGAGCGCCGTTTGGGCGAACGCGCGGAGCTCCGCGGTAGCCAGGTCGGCCGCAGCGAAAACGAACCCCGGACGCGGGACGAATCCTTGGCGGATCCCGATCCGTCGACCGGCGGAGACCTCGACATCGCGCGCCGGTTGGTTTGTCAGATTTGGCGATCGGCACGAAAGGCGGCCCGACTCGACGACCGGGAACCAACGCGCATGGATCGGCAGCGTTTCGCCGGCGCGGATCGTATCAACGAACGTCGATCGATCGGTCAACGACGCGCCGATCGCCGCGTAGGCTCCGAGATCTACAGCGCCCAACGCGGCGCACGACTCGAGCGTTAGCCGGTCAGTTCGCGTCCGGCCCTTTTCGGTGACGCAAGGCCCGCCGGGCGTCGGATCCCATTGACCGCCAGCGGATAGCACCGACTCGACCCGTGCGGCCATCGCAGCCATGTTTCGCGATCCGTCATCGCGCAGCCAATCGTTGCGGCCGATCGCGGCGCGGATCAACGCGTACCCGTCGGAGATCTCCCGATCTAGGTGCTGCGCCAACGTCCGCGCGATCTCCCCGTCGGTGCGTACACCCCAGGCGCCCGCCAGCTGCTGGCACCATGCGCCGCGGGTGTGCCGAGCCTCGGCGCGCAACCGATGGCCGCCGACCGCGTCACGGATCGATCGGTACAATCGACCGGCCCAAACGGGATCGGCCGTCGCATACTCCACGGCGGACGCGGGCCAATCGGCGATCGGGACGTCAACGAGCTCGTGATACCTCGTCCGCCACACGTCCGGGCCGCTTTTGCCGCTCGGACCCTCGCCCAAGTACGCCTCGCACAATGATCCGAGATCGAACGCCGGTAGCCGGGATCTACGGCGATTGTTCGCCGTCACCGGTTCACCCCGGGCGATCGCCAGCAAGATCGCTAGAACATACGTGCAACGCGCCCGATCGTCGGCATACAGGCGCCACACGAGATCGCAGACCTCGCCGAACACCGCGCGAGATACCGAGCCGCCGATCATGCGTCGGCGTAGCTCGGCGATCAATACAGCGAGATCGAACGCTAGCGCGTGGTTTACGAGCTCTTCGCCGCGTAACGCAGCGATGAACGGCTCGATCCAGTCGTCGGCCTGGTGATACAGCGTCGCGCCGTCGTCGGTGCTGATCGAGACGCACACAAGACGCGGCGCAGCGCGGCCCGGTCCGGTCCTGTACGTCTCGCAATCGATCGCGATCATACCTCGCAACCCGTTAGGCGCGCCGCCTCCTCTTCGACGGTTTCGGCGTAGTCCGGCGCGACGCGCTCGGCAATGTCGCGGAGCGCCCGGCGGATCTTGCGGGCGCCCGCCTCGGTGAACGGGATCGACTCGACCGCCGCCGATAACGGCTCGAGACGGTTGGCGAAATCCTTACACGCGGATCGCTTCAGACCCTCGGCCGGGCGACAAAAACGCGCCGGGCGCCCTTGCTTTCCGGCGGTACAACGGATCGGACGGTCGCAAACTGCGCAAGTCGGCATGATGGCAAGCCCTTGTCTGGCGCCTTTCGGCGCGGTTATGGTGAGACGTTCCCACGTAGAACGGCGCGCGTCAAACGTTTCGCGCGTGAATTTTCGAGAGGTACGACAATGGCGGATCCTGTATACGTTAGCGGCCGAAAGCTCCGCCTGATAGCGCCGGCAAGCGGCGCCGTTGTCGGCGTCCCTTTGGTGATCGGCGACTATCTCGGCCTCCCAGCCAACACCGCCGCGGCCGGTGAGCCGGTCGACGTCGCGCTCGACGGCGTTTGGGTGGTCCCCAAGGCGGCGATCGCGTTCGGCCAGGGCGCGTCGGTCTATTGGGATGACGCGGCCAACCAAGCGGCGGCCGCGGGTCGTTTTATGGGGACCTGCGCCGTGCCGGGCGGATCCGTCGCGGGCGACGCAACGACACACGTCCGCGTCGACGCGCGCGCACACTCGCCCAGCGGCCGTATCGATTCCCGCGGGATTCAGACGGCCACGATCAACAACGACGCGACCGAACAAACGCTCTACGCGCTAACGATCCCGGCGAACCGCCTCAAATTCGGGGATCTCGTCATGCTCCGATCGTCCAACGAGGTGACCGCGTTGCTGTCCGGGGAGCTCCGGCAACGTGTCTGGCTCGGACCGGTCGGCGGCGACCTATTGATCAACGGGTTTTTCGCGCGCACCTCGGTTGGCCGAAGCGGTTTCGAGTACACGTGGTTTTTGGTGGTCGACGACGGGACCGGCCCAACGAGCGCGCGCCTCGTGTCGGCGGATTTCGGCGGGATCAACGCGGTTTGCGACCTCACGATCGACAACACCGTGAACTTTACTGGCCAAATGACCGTCGCCGATCCGGGCAACGCTTACCGCGGCCTCGGCGCTTTCCTCGGGACGATCTAGCACGACACCTCAGCTCAGATCCTTCCATCCCATCAAAACCCCCATGGCAACCTGGTCGCCGTTGAAGCCGGAGAACTTCCGCCCCTTGGTTGTGCCCACGAACTTGTTCTCGTCTCTACTGTACCAGAACCGATAGCTCCGGCGGTACGGCTGGTGCTTGGGCGCCAGGAATACCATCTTACCCACCAAGGCTTGAAACACCATGCGCCGGGCCAGCTTTGGCCAGCTGTCCGCCAGGTCCACCCTCAGGTTGATCGATTGCATTTTCTTCGTCGCGGTGTGCTTAATCATGGCGGCAAGTCCTTTATGTGAGGTTACACCCCGAAAGCCCCGACCCTTGCGGGTACGGGGCGGAGGGGGCGGCGTTTCGCCTTAGCGACTAGAAGCCGTGCGCCCAGTAACCCTTGCTAACCAGAGCGTCCCGTCAGTACCGCGGAAGTCGACGATCGACCCGACGAACGCCATAGCCTCCGCCAGATCATCGGCCAAGTTGTTCGGCACAATAGCCTCGGCACGCCCCTTCCAATGACCCGCCGGGTTTTTGGGCGTCGCCGGGTGGTGGACATGTTCGCGGTAAATGGCTCGGAGATACTCGGCGCGCGCTTCCGTCATAATGGCAAGTCCTTGTCGGGGCCGGTTGTTGTTGTGTCGCCCTGACAAGAGCCATTGAAACCGATCGCCCCCGCCTCCGCAAGTGTTTTCGTGCACGAAAACGACTTTTTTATAACTCAGCGGGAACACACGGAAAAAACGAGCGCCGCCCGGGTCAATGGCAACCCGAACGACGCCCGCCGGGGCCACTGGGGAGGCCCCTAACTGTCGTGGATCGTCATCGTTACAGCGGCGCCCGGATCGGCGTGAACCTCGGCGCGAGCCGGGATCAACGCCGCAACCAAGGCGGCGATCCCCTCGACCAGTAGCGGCCGCACTAGGTGATCGGTGATCGTCTCGACCGGGATCCAGGCGCCGCCGATCTTGAGATCGTCGGGCAACGACGACGATCCGACAGATACGACGAGCTCCACGGCGGCCGCGATGGCGTCGCGATCCGTCGGATCCGCGATCAGGCGTTTGACGGTCTCCTCGGCGCTCATTTCGGACACCTCAGATCACAACGGACAGACGGATCCGCGGTCAAGACGAACACCTCGGCGCCGTCGGCGGTAACCGCCATCCGGCAAGTGTCCGGGTATACGTCGATCGCTACCGAGCGTTTCGCGTGCGTCTCGACGACGGAGCAACCGCCAAGCAACCCGAACAACACCGCCGCGAACGCGATCAACAGAGCGACGGCGGCGACGACGCCAACGGCCTCGACGCGCGCCATACCGCGGCGATCCCGCGGCAACCCGGCGCCGCTACGCCACACCGCCAACGCGCCGCCAACGACGGCCGCGACCAACGGGTAGACCTCCGGCGGCCATTCGGCCACGTACCCGATCAGCATCGCCAGCGCTCCCACCAGCGCGCCAACGCTAGCGATGAACGGACCCCGATTATACCAGCGCCGCGCCGTCATTTGTTCGCCCTCCTGAATTCATCCCGTAATCGCTCAACCCGCGCCGCCGTTGCGGCCTGTTCGATCGTGATCCGCTCAACCGTCGAGGTTAACGCCTCGAGCCGCCGTTCGCGCTCCTCGAGATCCCCGCGTAGGTTCCAGACGAGCACCAGCAAAGCGCCTAAGCCTATGATGATCTTCGTCAAATGCGCCAACACAAGTTGTCCGGCCGTCTGTTGTACCGCCGTTTTCAGATCGGATCGGCGCTCGGTATCGGATCGATCGCGGCTCATTTGGATCGGTACCCGGTCGGTTGGTCGGGATCCCATTCGGTCGGGATCGGCCGCCCCGGTCCCGCGGTAGACCACACGCCGCCGCGGCGATCGCGCTTGTGCGGTACGATTTCGCCGCCGTCGTCGAGCGCATAGTCCAGGCCGAGTGTGTGCCGAGCCCACACACCGAGCGAGCTCCAAATCAATTCGCCGGGATCGCTCGGTTTGCCGCGGTGCGTTTGGCGGTGCGCGTGGATGTGGCGGACCTCGCCGCCGTTCGCGGCGACCGTCTCGACGATCCAACGGATCAGGGATCGGCCGTTCTCGATCTGGGAGACCGTCGGATCCATCGGTTTGCGGTTCGGACGAGATCTCGGTTTCCAAAACGTTTTGGGATCCCCGTCGATCCCGCTATACCAGCCGTCGATCTCGATCCCTACGTCCGCCGCGTTGAGTACGCGTTGCGCGTGGTAGGCCACGCGAGCGAGCGGTATATTCCAGGCGGCCTGGCCGTTGCGCAACATCACGAAATGTGCCCGGATCTTAGCTACGCGATCGAGCGCTCGCCGAACGTCCGCGGCCGGCTCGGTGGAGCTCGAGAACGCCGTGGCGGTTTGGTGTAGCGTGATCCCCGTCACGGAGGCCCAACCGCGCGGCGGCCCCATCCGATCGCGGTGTTGGCCGGTGTAGTCGTGGATCCAGTCGGGGAGCTCAGGCGGCCCGGCCCGGTCGGCGACGAGATCCGCGAACGCCTCGACCACACCGGCCAACGTCGGCGCGATGACGCGCTCAACGGCCGGCAACCCATGCCGCCGGCAGTACTCGTTGATCGCGTCGAACGTCTCGCCGCCGGCCTGGCCGTCGACACCGAACCGCGGGAGATCGAAACCGAGCGCCACAAGCGCCGCCTGGAGCCTCTCGACTGCGTCGCTCTGGTCGCCGTGCCGGATCGCCGTTACCATTGCCGCAGACTACCGCGGAGGCGTAAGCCGTGACAACGACTAGGACGATCGACGTTGATTTCGACATCGACCGCTTTCGGCGCGAAGCGAGCTCGATCATGCGGCGCCAAGTACCGTTCGCCACCGCACAAGCGATCAACGACACGATCGCCGAAGCGCGGACAACCCTGATCGAGGCGTTACCGGGCCATTTCACGATCCGCCGTCCGCATGCCGCCCGGGGTTTTTTGCGGGAATTCGCGCGCAAAAGGGATCGGCCGATCCAAGGGGCCGTCGGAACGACGCGCGATTACATGGTGACGCAAATCGAGGGCGGCAAACGGACACCGGACGAGGGGAGGACCGTCGGGATCCCGGTTGCGGCGCGACGGAGCCCGCGCAGTGTGATCACGCCGGCCCGCTTCCCCGGCGCATTCCTGGCCAAGCCGGGCGCGTTTGTCGGCGGCACCAAACGCGACGCACGCGGGCGCCTGGTGCCGAAGGGCGGCACCGAGGCGCTATTCGTCCCGATCGGGCGACGCCGCCGCAAGGCCGGCAAAAAACGACGCCGCAAGAAACGCCCGACCAAAGCGTCGCGGCGCCGCTTGCGGATCATGTATTATCTACGCCCGTCAGTGGACGTCCCGGCGCGCTTCCCGTTTTTCGAGATCTCCGAGGGCGTCTTCTCGCGGGAATGGGCGATCCATATGCGGCGAGCATGGGATCACGCCTTACGAACGGCCCGTTAGCGGCCGGCCCGCTAGCGGCGCGATTGCGTGACACCACGCCAGGCGTCGCCCGACCGGCCAGAGGAGGCTCAGGTGAATACGCACCTGGGTCCACCTGGCCCGCTCCTCTGCCCGCCCACCGCGTGAGCCCGTGGTCCGCAGTGTTAGCGATCGGCATGCCGCCACAGAGCTGCGACAGTGCCCATCACAGCACACCAAGCAGCGATTGTTGCCTATGGAATGCGGCGATGGCTGCATCACGCGATATGTCGTAACCCAGCACGCTGAAGGTGGACGGCTCGAGGATGGCGACGAGATAGGCTTTCATGTGAAGAGGTCCAGTTGCGGGTGGTTAAGGCCCAGTTCGAACGTGGCTAGGTTGTCAGCGCTCCATAGCGGCAGGCATGAGTCTATGGAGTCAGCACCGATGCGCTTTGCCCACATGACTCGCCTGCGCGTGCCGACCCTTCCCAGATGGCATCGCAAACCATGCACATGCGCGTGCCTTACCCACTGGGCCCCGGTCGCTATCTTCCACTTCAGCGAGCCGCCCACGAAAACGTGCGAGAAGCGCCCAAGATGCGGGGCAATGTCGCCAGGTTGCATGCCATCTTGGACGACCAGCGCCAACGGCAGGCCCAGCGGTTCCAGCACATCAGCCCAAGCGAGCGACAAGCGCAAGGAGTCGAGGCCGCCCGCAACGATATCTGGCACGACCAAGAAGTCGGGACGGCTGTCGGAGCTCGCAGCGGTCAGCGCCACCCGGACAAAGCGCCCAGCATTAAAGGGGCGACGGTTCTTCCAGTCGGCAAAGGCGCCATTGTCCAGCGCCCATGGAGTGCGGCGGGGCGGATACTCCCAAGGCTGCGTCATCTCACCATGCCCCCGCTCTGTGAGCTGGGCGATGAGTTTCCGCGACCGCGTTTGGCCGACGTATGCCATCAGTACGCCCGGCAACTGTTGCAGGTCTTGCACTTGCGGCCGTCGGCTGTTGGTGTGTAGCAGGACCAGCACAAAGCAACGGGTACGCCCAGCGAGTGGGCCTCGTGCAGGATGTGGGCCTTTCTTGAGTCGAGAAGGGGCGCCTTCACAGTGACCCCGCAGCCCATTTGCGTAGCGGTGTTGGCGCGATGCATGAAGCCAGGCCTGCAGTCTGGATAGTCCTGCGAGTCGTCATGGTGTGCGCCTATCCAGACTTCATCAGCGCCAACCGCCGACGCGTAGTTTGCGGCGATGGAGAGGAGAGCGAGGTTTCGGCCCGGCACAACGCGGGGGCCTTCTTCGCCCTCAGGCGCTGACATATCGCCGAGCCGGAGCGAGACAATTGCAAACTCAAGCCCGCAACCCCGGGCCATGGCCAGCGCCCGCGCTGCGCCGCTCTCTTGCAGGGCTGCAGGCTGGCCGTAGTTGATGAAGAGGCCAACGGGGGCGCTGGCTCGCCATAGCATGACAGCGGAGTCGAGCCCGCCCGATAGCAGAACGAGTTGGCTCATGCTGTCAAGTACTCCCGAAGCGTCGACGACGACTTCGATATGATCGGGTTTTTAGGCTTCAAACCCTGGGATCCAATAGTCGGTGGCGCCGTCCGATACGCGGAACCACCGGAGGGCCGCCGTGCCCGTCGGTGTGTTCGCCAACGCCGCCGCGCCGCCGGCCGATAGCGTCGACGTGTCGGTAAGCGTCATTTTGTCGAACGTCCCGCGCCCCGTGGAGCTGTCCAGCTGCCACGTTAACGCCGCGCCGCTAGCGCCTGCGATCGTGTTATCGGCCGCAAGCGTAGGCCCGGCGCCGCTAGTCGTCGAGCACACGATCGCCGAGGCGGATCCACTGACGATCGCGCCGCCGGTACGCACGCCGAGAACTAGCGCTTGATCCCCGGTGATTTGCGTCGGCGTCGCGGTGTCGTTGGCGGAGGCCGCGATCACCGCGTGCGTCCCTGAGCTGATACGCATTTCTCCGGACGACGCCACGATCGCGGCAAGGCCGGCTGTACCCTGGATCTCCGGCCGCCGCGAGCCCAACGACAACCCGCACGCCACGATCGCCGAGATCTGAGCGTCGCCGGCGATTACGCCGCCGTTGCTGGCGGCGATCATTGCCGCGTAGGCCGTCGTGATAATCGTTGGCCGACCGACGGCGGCCGTATCTCGGCCGCTCGCGATGATCGCCGAGTTTTCGCCGGTGGAGATCTCGACGTTCGCCGCCGCGGCGACTAGCGAGCCGCCGACCGTCGGACCGATCAACGTCCGCCGCGTGGAGCTCCCGGCCGCGGCGATGATCGCGCTTGTCCCGCCCTCGTTGTCGACGTCGTCGCCGTCTATTGTCGTGCCGGCCGCGGCGATGATCGCCGCACGGTTGCCGTCGAGCTCGACATTTAGAGACCCCGCGATCACCGACGAAAACGCGTTCGAGTTTTTACCGAGATCGGCGCCGTCACTGGCCAGAACCAGCGACCCCTGGGCGTTAGCCCCGATCTCAGATCCGCTCGTCGAAGCCATGACTCCGCTGTTAGTAGCGCCCGCGTCGATCACGCCGGCCGTCCCGCTGAGCGCTAGACCGACGCAACGATCACCGCGGAGCGATCCGCCGTCACTCGCCGCCAGGATCGACGACGTGCCATCGACCAGGCCGCCGCCCGCCGCAACGACCACAGAACCCGCAGAAAACGGCCCGACTTGCGGACCTCCGCCGCCGGCGTCCCATACGCACAACAGCCCATTAGGCAACGCGACGGCAGCCGGACCGACCGAGGCGTTGATCGGGCCAGCGGCCGCGAACCCTACACCGCCGAAGATCAACGAGTTAATCGCCAGCGCCATTTGCGCGTTGTCCGCCTTGTTCAACGTCAGCCCGGCGGCGACGATCACGCCGGCGATCTCTTCCTGGACCGAGTTGGCCCAATCGCTAGTTAAAACGGTGGCTTGTGCCTTGGTCGCCGCTTTCGCGAAAAAACCCACGGTCGGGCCAACGGGCGACGCCGCCGGGAACACTGCGACCGCGTTAGTACTGTCGATTCGATGCACGTCGATCCCCTCTCATGTAGGTAGCGAAACCTCGTTCGCTCTGAGCCCGTCGATCGCTTGCACGACGGAATAACTAGGCGCGATCCGCTCGAGTAGGCAAAGCAAGCCGTCCCAACCCGGCGGCGGCGTCGTCAAGCGCCAGACGTACCAATAAAACGACCATTCCTCGTCGTACAATCGTTCGTCGGCCGTCGACACGTCGGGCATAAATAGCGCCGTTTGCTGGTACTCGATCCCGTCGTATCCGGCCGCCGTCGCGATCTCTAGTAGGAGCGCCAATTGTGTACCGCCGCGCGCGATAAACCGCGCAAAAGCGGCCGCCTGGCGGTCCGTGACCGTTGTCGGCGGCGATGGGTTGCACGGATCCGGCAACCCTAACACGCGCTCCCAACCGCCCAACATATCTATAGCGGTCCGGGGATCGCTCTCGGCAATGAGATCGACGAGCCGCGCGTGTATCCGCGACAATTCGGCCGCCAACCCGTCGAGCGTTAGTGATAGGCCGGAGGCCGGATCGGTGACGGCCCAGGCGCGCCCGCGCGGCAACAACCGCGCCAACATATCGGCGTAATCCGCCGCCGATAGCGGATCAAACATAGACGACGGTCCCCAATACAGGGAACGAATCGGCGCCGATCGCGACGTCGGCCGGCGGCGCCCCGTCGATCTCGGTCAGCACGTGCGACACCTCGCCGGGCGCCGCGTCGATCGCGCCTATGATTTGGGACACTTTGAGAGATCCGCCGGGTTGTCCGCGCTGCAAAAACAGCGCCTTGACGCTGCCTTCGACGGACGCGCGGATCGCCGGTGTGTCGGGTGTAAGATCTGTGATCTCGAGATCGACCGGCTGTCCGGCCAACAAACGGACGTCGATCCGTCCGTCGGGTTGCGCGTCCGGCCCGGTGATCGGCTTCGAGATCGGCACTGGCGCCGCGGCGTCTTCGAAATTGTTGGCCAGCGTGCCGGCGATATAGTCTAGCGCCGTTTGGACCTGTCCGGGCGACGGCAGCGCGTTGGCCGGATCTCCGTCGCCTGGCTCCACCAAAAAACGCACCGTCACGGCGCCGATAAACGGCTCTCCGCCGCTAACGTAGACGCTCCGCACGTTGGCGACGGCCTCCCGCGTCCATTGGCGGAAATCTGCGTCGCTCCCGCCTTGCGGCGGATCCGCCATCCGAGCCAACACGCGTTGTCGTAGCGCCTCGAGACTCTCGACGTCGACGCCGCCGGTAATACCGCCGACCGCGACGACGGCGTCGGAATCAATCCCGGCCAGCGGAACCGACAGCACCAGCGGTGAGCCCGCGACGGCGTCGCCTATTGTGCCAGGCTCGACCGCCTCGACGATCACGACACCGACACCGGCCGCGATGGTCGCGCCGGTCGTCACGACGTACTCGATCCCGTCATTTCGAACGAGGCCGTCGCCGGCCGCGATGGTCGACCCGTCGACGCCGGAGACGTCCACCGATCCCACCGATCGCGCCGGCGTTACGTCCGCCAGGCCGAACATCGCTTGCCAACGGGCCACGCCCGCCGCGCTGGCGCAATCCGGGAGCGTCTCCCGGGCTACCTCTCCGCCGAACGCGTAGACGAGCCAGGCGGCCCCACTAACCCCCAACGACAACGCGTTGAGCGCCGTCCGGCGTAACTGAGAATCGGCGCCGGGGATCGCGCTGTCGATGTCGGCTTGAACGCGATCAACGATCGCGTTCAATGTCGGGATCGTAAATCCGGTGTCAGCCATAGGTTAGCGCGCTCCATAGATCATCGAACCGCAAAATAACAGGATCCGCGGTCCGATCCCGAACGAGTACGATCTCGGCCGCGATCCCGTCGGGGCGCCCTTCCGGCGTCGTCGTTCGCGTCGTCGTCACCTCGAACGACGTGACAACACCATCGGCCAACAGCCACGCCAGCGCCTCACGGATATACCCGTCGGCGATCTCCGGCGTCGCGACCGTCACCGCGTCGAGGCGCCTAGCCTCGCCGCTCGCCAGCTTCGCGCGATCCAACAACCACAGACGAGATCCCCACTGATCGCCCTCGTTGCGCGGATAACTGTCGCCCCACCAACCGCGGCGATCGGTCTCATCGGTCGGGAGCTCGTATGTTTCGACGCGGCGATCGGTGTACAACGACAACAAAACAACGGCTAACAGGCCGTCGGAGCTATCTCCCGACCATTCGGCGCCGGGCGGAAACACCGACGCGCCGGCGGCATAACCGCCGAAAAACTCGAACGAGCGGATCCGGCTCGGTGGCGTTAACGGCGTCGACATGGGCGGATCCTATCGCTAATCGACCGCAACAACAACGCCGGAGCCCGCCGAGATCGCGCCGGCGGCCGTCGTCGGCGCGGTCGGTACGGTCACCGGAGCGCCGGCGCTCAACGCCGTGATCGCCGCAACGACGGCCGCGAAAAACGCGAACAGAGCCGGATCGGTGCTCCCGTCGAGTGTGACCGGATCGGTAACCCGCGCGACGCCTAACACCGCGCCCGTACCGAGCCGGATTTGTGGGCCGTCGATCTCGACACCATCGCGGCGTAGCGCGACGAAATGTCCGTCAACATCCCACAGCGCGACGTCTCCGGCGCTAGGCAATTTCGGGCGAGCGTCGCGCTTGGCCGTCGCGATGATGATCTGGTGATCCCCGGACGCGCCGATCCGAATCAACACCGCCTCCGATCCCAACGGCGGCGACGAGCTCAGGCCGTATTGCTGGAACAATTCGACGCGATCTTGGACCTCGCCGCTCAACACGTCGATCTGAACCTCGCCTTGTTTTGGCGCGTCGGAATACCGGCGCACAACGGCGCGGCGGATCGCGTTGTTTAGCCGCTGGTGTAGCGGGCGCAAACCCCTGGAAACGGCCTCCTCAGAGTCGGTATAGAGCGTCATCCGATCGGCCTCCAAGCGCCGATCCCGCGGCGCGGGTTGTCGGGGAGCGCGGTATAATATCCCGTCTCCGGCGCCAGCGTTAGATCTGCGACCTGCTCTTGGTTGGACAGCGACAACGCCACGTTGAGCAACAACAAATCCGAATCGACACGAAGGAAGGGATCGATCAATCGGATCAACGTCCCGGGCTCGTATAGTTGATCCTGATCGTCATACCACCCGCGGACCCGCACATTGATCAACGTCGAGCGTCCCCAGCGTTGCGCCGCCTCCCATTGCGCGCGGGCCAGCGCGCGGCGTCTGTTAGCGCCGCTATCGGTAGACAGCACCAACACACGCGGGCGGCCGCCGAACGCCGCCGCGTCGGACGCTAACGCCTCGATCCCCGTGACCGCGGCGCCGAAATCTTGATCGTCGCCAGACGTCTGGCTCTTTATGCGGTACTCGTTAAAAACCTTGGACAAATCAAACGATCCCTGAGCGCTCAATATGTTTCGGCCGCGCTCGAGCTCGGTGCCAATCGCCAACGGGAACGATCCGGGAGCGCCAAGGCGCAACACCAACGCGCCCGCGGCGTCGTCGTAGATCAACAACGACCGCAACCGCGCGGCCCGCTCGATAGCCTCGAAAACGGTTTCGCCGGCCTCGGCGACAAACCGCGCGACGGGCTCCCCGGTGTCCATCCCAGGCGGGAGATCTACCCGTACGGCGACGCCATACGGCGCGCACAACTTCGCGGCGATTTGTTCGATCCGTAGATCGTTGAACCTCCGCGGACCTATCACTGAGCAGTCCACGATCTGGCCCGTGCTACTCCGGCCCGAAACGCCGATCGACGCGGTGTTGGCTTCGTAACTAGGCGCGATCGCGTCGACGTAGCCCGTAACGACGGGCGTCCCGTCGATCTGTAGATCGAACGCGTCGCCCGGATGGAAATTGACCGGCGACGCGCCCGGCGGCGCGCCGGTCTGCGTCGCAGTGAACACAAACGAGCGGGCCGCCGTCTCGATACCGTACGATATATTAACGTCGGTCCAATCGCGATACGTTGCGCCGTCGACGCGTAGCGATACGACACCGGGCGGACTCATTCGGTTAACACCGTGTATTGACCCGGCGCCACAAATCCGCCGTGGACAATCCCGTTGCGCGTCATGATCTCCGAGGCGCGGCCGGCGTCGCCGTATAGCGTCCAGGCCAGCTGTAACGCGGTCGTCGTCGTCCTAACCTCGACCGTCCGCAAACGCGCCAGCGACGACGCCTTGTTCGTTAGATCGGCGGCCGTCGCGGTCCGCGTATCTACCAGCGCCTCATATTCGGCCAGCGTGACAACCAACCCCTCGTCGAGTCGGATCCGATCGTCTATCAGATCACGCAACGCGATCGCGTCGTCATACACACCGAACGAGGCCGCGATGGCCTGGCCTGCTAACTCGACCAGCGCCACCCGTTGGACGAGGTCAACCAACGCGTCGGCGTTGATCGCTATCTGCGCCTCACTGGGATCGCTCGGCGGTGTGACGTCGAACGTTAACGACGCCGGCCGGTTTGCCGTGAGCGCGCGCAACGCGCCGAGATCTCCAATAGACACGATCACCGCGACGAGATCCGCCGCGAGATCCGCCGGCGCCTGGATCAGCGCAAGAGCGTCCGTCTCGATCGCGTCCAACCCGTTACCGACCGCGTCGACGTCAGAGATCGCGCCGGCGATCGGGCTCACTAGCGCCGACCGGATCGCGGCCACCCGCCCCGACAAATCGACCAGCGCCCGATCCGACACCGTCCCCGGTTGTTGCTGCACACCGAAGCGCTCGACAAAGTGCGCGGCGGCCGCCTTTTTTGTCGCCGCCGAGGCCGTCGCGACAGCGTCGTCGGCGCCCACAAAAATTGTCAAACCCGTGAGACCGGGATCTTCAACGAACGACAGCGTGAACGACGCCAGCCCTTGATCTGCAAGCGTCTCGGTCTCGGTGTACGATCGGCACAACGCGCGGATCGATCCCCACCGGGGATGGACGAGCTCGCCCACGCCGGCCTCGAGCGCGGTGATTAGTTGTTGGGCCTGATCGTGATAGTCGGATCCAATCACGAACGCCTCGAGCTCGAAGCGGTTAATCGTCCGGCCTAGATCCTGGGGACTAGGGAGATCCCGTTGTGGATACTCGTGATCCGCGCCGCGCTTGCCGCCGGTCCGACTATGGCCGCGCACGCGGAACGGGACGCCTCGAAAACTGGCGGGCAACAAATCGAGCAACCACGATGGATCGGCCATTAACCCGCCCCCGCCTTACGTTTGCCCACCGGCGCCGTCTTGATCGGAACCGCCGGGTTAACAGCCTTCGCCTTGGTCTCCGTCTTTGTCAGCTCCCCGGGCCCCTTGATCGTGATCTCGTGCTTCGACTCGATCACGCCACCTACCGCGCCGGCGGTTAGTCCGCCTAGCTTAGCCGTAGCCGGAGATCTGGCCGCTTGCCGGCCTACGTCGTGGCGCGCCTTGCGCTTTTCCGCCTCGGCCATCAGCGTCAGCGGATCCATTAGCGAAAACGCCCTCGATCCGGCCATCTCACGCATGCCTGAAACCGATCGCTCCACGGCGCGTTGCCGTCCGCCGAACATGCCCGGAGCGATCCCGGCCAACACGTCCATGCCGAGCCCCTCCGATTGACCGCTCTCGCTTATGTCTTCGACTTGTAAGCGTTTCTCGACTTTCTGCACGCCTTCGTCGGCCCAAAAGTCTTGGATCGCCGATCCCCATTTGCTTATCAGGTTGATCCCGTTCGCGATCGCCGTCGCGACCTTGCCCAGCGCGGACACAACGTTCCCCATCGCGGTGCCCGCGTCCGTCGCGAATTGTTGCCAGTTGATCTTCTCGAGCTTCTGCCCGCCTGTCAGCGCCTCGGCAAACCCGGTTGCAAACCCTTTAGCCCCCTTGCGAATATCTGCCCCGGCGTTGCGAACCCGATCGGGGATCGAATCCATTTTGTCGAGCCCCAAACCCTCAGCGATGCCTCCGCCTAGCTCGGTGACCAACAACGAAAACCCCGTCTTCATTTGTTGGATCCGAAAACCCGTGCGCTTTTCCAGGTTTTCGAAATTTTGATCGGCCTCGTTCGTGGTGTTCTTAAGCGCTCCAAGTGCCTTTTCCATGTCACCGAATCCGCCCTTAGCGATACGCGTGACTCCCGCGATAGCCTCGGCGCGCCCGAACATCTTTACGATGGCACCAGGGTCGCGCCTGGCAACGTCGCCGATCTTCTCCATCAAACCGACAAGGCCTCCGGCCTGTTTAACCGCCTCGGGCCCGATCGGGATCTTGAACTTCTTAAGCGCTTTACGCGCGCTTGTAGTCGGTTTGACGATCCCCGAAATCACCGCGCGTAGTTGTGTGAACGCCGCGTTAGTTGTTACCCCTTCTTTGGTGATGCTGGTCATCGGGGCCAAGATCTCTTCGAAACTCAGCCCCATGGATTTCGCGAACCCGGCAACCTGGCCCATGCTAGAAGCGATCTGCCCGAAATCCGTCTTGCCGAGCGCCTCGGCCACAAAAAGCTTGTTGGCGGCTTGCGCCGCCGTTAGGCCTTCTTTCCCGAACACGTTGAGCGCCGACGTTAGCGCGTCCACGACGATCGCGGGCTCCGCAAAACCCGCCTTTGCAGCCTTCAGCGCTACCGGTAGGAATGTCTCGAGCTCTTTTTTGGTCGTACCAACGCCGCCACTAAACGCCATATACGCGGCGCGCGCCGTCTCGATCGGATCCGTCGCGAACTGGATCGACATATCCCGCAACGTCCGCTCGTATTCCCTAACGGGATCGACACCATCCCCGATCACATTCCCGAGGCGCGCGACCTCGAGCTCGAATTTTCCGAACCGATCGACCGCCAGCGCAGCGATACCTGCCGTCGCGCCGGTCGCTTTCGCAAGCGTCCCCATGGTGTCCACGGTCCGACGGCCGGCGCGGCCGGTAGCCTCGAACGACCGGCCCAACGCGACGCCGCCGCGCATCAGTCCCCGGCGAGCGCGTAACCCCATACGCTCAATCCGACTAAACGATCGACCCGCTTGCCGCTCGGCCCGCTTGAGCGCCACCGACCACGGGCGCGATAGTTGATCCTCACCGCGTAGAATCGCGCGCAAAAGCAGCGATTTCTTAGCCATGGATCAGACCTCCGATCGCGACAACCCCAGCAACCGGGGCGCGTGATCTATGATTGCGACCGCCCGACGATACCACCGATCCAAGCCCAACGCATCGATCGCGGCGCAATCGGCCAAACCGAGGCCGAACACGCGCGCGATGAGCGTCAGTCTCCACTCCCAGTCACCGGGCCACGCGCCAAAAAACGGTTTAGCGCGTCCTCGCATTTCGCGTAATCCCAGGCGTCCAGCGTACGCAACGACGGGACCGGGATCTTCGTCAACCGGTGGATCAGAAATAGCGATCCCTTGACCCCGGTGTGTCCGAGATCTTGCAACCATTCGAGATCCCCCGCCGTTGGGCGTTGGAGGAACTCGACGGCGCTAATAGACTCCCCCCAGGCGTTGATCGGGACGTCTAGCGAGACGGCCGCGATCGGCTCGTCGTGGTGTTCGGGTCGTGCCATTGACCGATCCTATTCAGTGTGTGTGTGTGCCGTCCGCTAAACCGCTATGACGCGGCCGCGCGGACCTTCGAGACGTAGCGTAAAAGTACCCTCGGCCGCGTCGGGCTCAATCATCCCAACCTGGACGGCTTCATAAAGCACGACCTGCTTGCCGTTATACATGTCGAGCTGCGCGGTGCCGACGGCCGCACCCTGCAACGACTCGAGATCGATCCCGGGGCCGTCGAACACGGCGACCTCGATAAACGGTTGAGAAGGCTCACGTTTATGGCCCGCCGGGCCGGTAAGGCCCTGGACACTCGTCCGGACGAATCGTTGCGTCGAAAACGACGCAGATCCTTCCAGTGTGAACGCTTGTCCGTTGAAGATAAACGACAAAACACCGCCGCGACTATCGGACATGATCTAACCCCTAAAGCGCGGTCGCCGGATATTGGAGGCGGAACCGGTTTTGCACCGCGAAGACGCGTAGTTGATTGATAAGATCCGGCTCAACGAGACAGTCGACCCGGTTCGGATCGGTCGGCGACCGCTGGACGATGAGCGACGAAGCAAAAGCGGCCTCATTTTCCACCCAGCCCAGGCCGACCATCGCCGAGTATTCGGCGATCAGAGACCCCTTTAGCAGGTTCGGGGTGACGATCGCTTGGCCCTCGGCGATCGGTGTGTCGTTGTCCGCCAATTTGTAGCGCGGATACGACGAGACGATCATGGACTCGATCCGCCGATTGAACCGCATCAGCGTGTATAGCGTGTTGGCGTCGAGGAATGCGTCGTTAGCCGCCCCGAACGCGTCCGTTTGGTACGTCGAGATCAGCCGCTCGATCCGGACGACGCCATCGGCGCCACTGTAGGTCGTCGCCACGCCGTCAAAAAGCAGGGTATTCCGCTGGCCTTGGGTGAATTTAGCGGATCGCGCCGGTGGTAGGATCCCAACGAGATCCAACGTCTGGACCGGCCGCGCCGGATCGGTCGCCAGCGATTGGCCGGCGCGGCCCATGACGGCCCCGGTAACCTGCCAGGGAGCCGCGGCGACCGGATCGAGACCGATCACCGTCACATGCTCATCATTGATCGACGCAATACTACCAAGCGCCGCGACGCTATCGGTTGCCGCGGTGTAGGCGTGGCCGTAGATCCTACGATTCCAGGCCCAACGGCCGGTAGCGGCGTCCAGTAGCGCGCCGATCTCGCTCAGACTCGTTGCATCGCGATACGGGATCCCGATCGAATCGTAGAGCCCGTCACCCAGGATGGCGGCGACGCCCGAAAGCGCCGGGTTGACGGTCCCCGGAACCGACGCGATCGCAATGTCCGTCACACCGGCCGGGAACGACTCCCCGGCCCTGTAGTTGAATCTCACGTCGCTATAGCTCGCGAACGCGCCCGCGTGCTTCGCTGTCAGAGTCACGACACCCAACGCCGCCACCGCCGTTACCGGCATGTCGTCGGCCGCGGTGATCGCTGCGGCGATTGCTGCGGCGATCACCGTCTCGGAGTCGCCGCTGGTGACGGATGCGACGACGCGCCGGCCGTCTATATACAGGTACACCGCGCCGTCGGCCGTCGCCGTCGTCACTAGCGGCGCGATCGTTAGTGTCCACGTCGCGGCCGTCGCGGCCCCGTCGTCGTCGAGCGGTAGACACCAGAGCTCCGAAAACGCGTCGTTTCGCCGGTACGCCTCGACCATGTCGAACAATACCGAGCCCTCGCCGAACAACCCGCGCGCCTGGCCGGCGCTGTCAACGAGTACCGGGACGCCCGCGGCCGCGGTACCTGCGGCCAGCTTGTTGCCGATGATCAACGACGGACCGACCTCCGACGACGGCGTCGCGGCCGCGGTCGGATCGACCTCGAGGAAAAACAACGGCGTTCGCAACGTGCCGCCCGCCGGAATGCTGTTAAAAGTCACCATGTTTTAGGCCTCCGGCGCCTTTTTGGCCGTCGTTTTCTTGGCCGTTTTCTTGGCCGTTTTCTTGGCCGGCTCTTTGGCCGGCGGTAACTCGACGTCGCCCGACTCGAGCGCGCGGATCCATTCGATCGACAACGGAACCCAGGCGCCGCCGTCCGGCAAGAACGCGCGCGGGTTATGGTGGAGCCGCACACGTAGACCGGCCGCCGGCTTGACGAACATTCGGCGGCGTTTGCGATCTATCATGCGGGCGGACCTCCTAGCAGCGACGCTACCATAACGCCCCCCGCGCTGTCATTGTTGGCGCCGCTACACAAGGCGAAGCCCTTCGGTGAATTGCACACCCTCGACGGTAAGCGACCAGAGCGCCACGTCTTGCGACGGCGTCCCGCCCGCGTCCATCTCGATCGCTAGCACTAGGCTGTCTCCAGGGTAGTAGTCCGCGATCGAAAACGGCCCGAACGTTAGCCGCAACGGTAGATTGTTGACCGTCCCGACGGGCGGGTTTAGCAGCTGCGTCTCCGCCGCCTTGCTGTTGTAGGCCTCGGCGTCGGCTATCAGGCGCGCGATCGGTACGATGCCGCCGGCGGGGTCTGCGACTAATACGCCCTGTGTCCGCAGACGTAACAGGCTGAGTATGAGATCGGGCGCGACCGTCGACGGGCTGCCAATGATCGAATAGGTCAGCGTAAAATACAGCGGAAACGCCGTGTTAAGTCCTGGCGGGATCTGGGCCTGCCAGCTGGCCGCGTCCCCGTTACCGTTGAGCAAACCCTTTTTAATCTTGTGATTCCAGCCGGTTGGCTGCCCACCCGTGCCGACCGCTATCTGGGCGTCGGCGGCTCCTGCGACCTCGGCCCAAACGTTACCGACGCCGAATATTTGAGCACGCCACTGAGCGAGCCCGCGCCGGCTCTGTTGTCCTTGTCGGTTCGTCGCGCTCGCCGATTCGTGGAGCCTCACGCGCTCCCACGTCGGCGCCGTCGTTAGCGGCGCCGTCACGCGGATCCGCGTCCAGTAGGCCGCGAGCCCGTCGATCGTCGTCGTGGCCCATGGAGTCGCGCCGCTGATCCCGTAGTGGAGATCCTCGAGCGACCCGGCGCGCAGAAATAGCGCGCTCGCGTAAAGGTGCTGCTCGTCGACGCTGGCCGCCATCGTGTCGGCCGCGGCCCAGGTGGCGCCGTCCCAATACTCGACGACATAGGCGCCGCCGACACCGGCGCCCACTTGATCGAGCAACAGTCCCCAGTGACGAAACGGATTGCTTGCCGCGTCCAATCTAGCGCTCGCGAAATAGATCGCATGTCCGGCGGCGAGGCCCTGGAAACTAAACACCGAGGCCGACCGCGACGCCGCCGCCGCCGTGACATCTACCAGGCCGCCCGTCGTCGTTGCGTCAGACGTAACGACTTTGATCCCGGCCGAGTACGGCTCGCCGCGGCCCACACTAAACCCGGATCCGAGCTCGGGAAAGCCGAGCGCCTGATCGGCCCCAATCAACCGGCGGCGCGGATCTCGGAGGGAAGTCGCCTCCTGGTTAAAATCTACAACAAAGTCGACGTTTTGCGCCGCCGCCGCTGGGAACGAGAACAGCGGATCAATGACCGTCGACAACACGCGAACGATCGTCCCTGTACCGCTCAGCGCCGGATCGACTAGTACCGACAGCGTGTTGTCCGAATAACGGCCCCCCGTCGACGTGTACGACACGCCGTCGGCGGCGATATGGACCGCGGCGGACGCGTTAAATACGTTGGGCGAATAGAGCACCACGGCGGCAGAGCCGTCGAGCCGGATCGCGTCGGTGATGTTGGTGGATCCGCAGTTGTGCGCCTGCCCCTGGTAGCGGCCAGACGACTCGGCGCGGATCCCGGCGGCGATGGTGCCGGCGCTCTGGGGGATGTGCGTATCGTCGAGCGCCAGCACACCCGCGGAAACGCGAAACGCGCTCGACAGGCCGCCGCCCTCGACCCTGATCGACCCGCCGATCAATTTGCCGGCGCCGCTTTTGTGGATCCCGTCTCCGGCGCCGGTAGCGCCATCGCCGCGGAAATTGACACCGCGGATCGCTCCGGTCCCCGTCGTGTGTGTCACGCCGGCTAAGGCGCCGGCCGGGACTTGGACCGTGA